CTACGATCCTACCGCCTGGGGCATGGGTGGGGCAAAGTCAGATAATTTCTGGTTCAGAATGGCAATCTGATCCGCATTGTTATCCGACATCCATGCACCATAAACCTGATACACCATCTGTGCATTTGTGTGACCCATTTGCGACGCGATGAAGTTCGGGTTTGCTCCTGCGGTTAATGACCAGCATGCGTAAGTGTGACGCGACTGGTATGCTCTCCTGTAACGCAAACCTGCTCGCCGCATTGCTGACTCCCAACTCTGAGCTACAGAGCCAACAGCGTAATGGTGGCCGGCGATCCCGTTTGTTACAGTAGCCTGTGGGTTAAAGACGAAAGTGCAGGGGTGAGTGGTTGTCCGGCCATACTCCCGCAATTTCACTTCGACCTGATACTGCTTACCGAGTCGCGTCATTTCCGCCTGGCTTTTAAGAACATCAATTGCCGGTTGGATCAGATGAATAACCCTGTCAGTGCCTGCATCCGTTTTTGGCAGTGTAAACTCCTTTGTCAGCGTATGATTCCTTCTGACCATAAGCGTTCCTGCTTTGAGGTCGATATCCTCCCACGCCAGCCCGCACAACTCGCCATGACGCATCCCTGTATACACTGCCAGTGACCAGAAATTCTTTATCTGCTGGTTGTAACAGGCATCAATGAGTCTTACGAACTCGTCCCGGGTTAGCGGATCCGGAACGGACTTCGCCTTCTTCAGAAAGTCGATGCCATCAAACGGGTTCTTATTTATATACCCACTTTCGGTAGCGAACTGGAACATGAAAGACATCACCATCATGTAGTTATTCACCGTCCGTGCAGAGCGTCCTTTAACCGGCGTTCGCTGTCCTTTCTTCAGGGTGTGATACCCCGTCAAAAGCTCCTTCCTTATAAACAGCAAATCTTCCTGACTTACCGCCGACGCCAGTTTTTTCTCGCCAATCCTTGGCACCATATTCCTGACGATTGATTTGTACCGCGACAGAGCGTTAGTGGTAATTTCCATGCTTTTCAGTTCAAGCCACTTCTTCGCCAGTTCAGTGACGGTTATTTCCTTTCTGTCCTCGCCGAATCGCTGAAGGTTTGCAGACTCAGGAAACTGCGCTGCATAGTTAAAACGTCCTGTCTTAATGGCGTAGCAAACCGATGCGCGTAACTCTCCAGCCACCTTCCGATTCTTTGGCGTATCCAGAACGCCAAGGCTTTCCCTGACCCTGACGCCTTTATACATGAACCATATGCGGAGCGTTCCTCCATGGTTCTCAACGCCTGTTGGGTATGCCATTCTTCCCTCCCGACGTCCAAGAGCCTGACTAGGTTACCCTGTAATTTAGTTGCGGGCACCAGGCTGTTTGGACGCTTGCTGTTCTATCCAGAGATTGATCGCCTCAGTGTTGTACATGCATTCACTGTTTGGCTTGGGCTCCCCGTCCGGTGATACGTGCAAATACTCACGGCCCAAAAACCATGACTCGCGCCGGGCCCGCTCAATAGTCCCGCGCTTCAGGCCTGTTACGGCGATAAGGTTTTGCTCGGTCACCCACTTATTGGGCACAAGCTGGATCACTTCGCTCATTGGTTATCTCCAGGCAAAAAGAAACCCGCCGAAGCGGGCTGTATTGTTACTGATTCAGGCATCACTCACCGCCCGGTTTCATCTTGCGAATCTCAAACGGGTGGAAGGGGACGGCTTTCATTTCGCCATCATCCAGCGCTGTAAGCTGTGCAGAAACCAGTTTGGCTTCCCACTCGTTCAGAACGCGAAGATATCCCTCACCCCTCCACCGTTAAATTGATGCCAGCGTCAGCCAGCGTTTTGATAACCAATACCCGGTAGGCGTTCTGCGCTCTCACAGCGTCAACTGAGCGCCATCTTTCAACATCCGGCAACTTCACAGTGACCTTCCGCGCTTCCAGTTCTGCGATGCGCTCTTTCAAATCGACAATTTCGTGAATGCGCGGGTCGTTCTCGCTTTTCTGCGAGAGCCTGATGATTTCCGTTTCTTTCCGCTCCAGTTCATCAAGCAGCGTTGCGTAATCGCTGTAAAAAACAAACTCCCCCTCCGGGTCGTTATAGTGAATATCCTGACGCCCGTAGCCGTCTACAGAATGCCGCGCAACATCTTTCAAATTTGCCGCCACTTCGCGCAGTTGCGCCCGTTGTTCTGCTGTCATGGTCATGTTGCACCGCCTTCAACACGTTTAAACTCAATCACCCAAACCCACGGGTTGTGACTGAATGACTGCTCTGGGTAGATGGAATCCCACAATTGGCGGAACCACAGCCATTTATCCATGCTGCCACCGTACGGCTCCGGATTGGCTGGATAACCCTCTTTTGCTGCGTCTTCCTGGCTAATACTGGCGAGACGCTCTACTCGCACGTCGGTAATCTCCAGCAGAATACGGCTGGCCCAGCGCGGCATGTGAATTGATGGACGCCAGCAGCAATGCAGATTATCGTCAGCGTCGTAAAACTCTGGCGCAGGCTTCCCATCAGCCCTGTAAACACAGAAATCTGGCTTCTCAAATTTAGAGCTGTCTTCGAGATACGCTTCCATGTGTTCGTAATCGAATAGCGGCCCCTGATAGGTCTCGCGCACCCAGATTCGATCGCCGGGCTTACCAAATGGGCAATGTTCACGGTAATAGCTCTGGCTATTTTCATGGTCTATTCCACATTCCACCGGGTAGCATTCACCTATCTGAGAGCCTAAATCGATAAGGTTAAGATGGCGCTCACTGATAATCCGCCGCGTCTGTGTCTTCCGCCCATCGAGAATGGCGCGCACCATTTCGCCGTTAAAAATCATTCCGCGCTCTTTCATACCTGGCTCCCGCGAAGCTGTGCTGCATGGGCGCGGAGCATGCTGATAGCGTGATGCGCCGGCGCAATGCGATCCATCATCGTCAAAATGACATTGATCGCACCATCAACACCCACCGCTCGCTGTTCGTTCACCCATGCGTCCGTGTTGGGGTTTTCTACGCGGAAGTAAACCGGGTCGCCTTCTTCAAAGTTTCCCGCGTCACCGACCAGATTTTCGTGAGCATCGGCGCTGTATACTTCCTGGCGAAGCAGTCCATTTTCCAGCGCCAGATTCTGAATATCTGCACCATCAGCGTTTCCACCTTGCCATGCGATAGAGAGCATGGCAGCAACGAACGCATCCATACCAGAATTCTCAACAGCCAACTCCGAGCACTTGGCTTCCAGTTCAGCAACATGGCAACGTGCGTCAGCGTCGTTTGCTTCTGAAGCCTTGAGTGCTGCCGCCAGCGCATCACTACGCGCACTCTGCACGTCTAGTGCCGATGCAAGCTCGGTCAGCAAATTAGCCACGCTACGCACGTCTACCGCGCCGCAGTCGGCTTTTAACTCAGACGCCAGTTCATGACCGGCGCTTACCAGATGTTTATTGTTATCTGTCATTTCCGCGCTCCTTTAATCTCAGGCTGATGTAGCGGTTATCATCCGGGCCGGGAAAACTGTGGCGTTTGAGCAATTCTTCGCGGTCTGGCATAGGCTTTACTCTGTGGCGGGCTACTAATTCGTTAGGGGATATATCAGGGTTGTAGGATTGACCAATCATGATGAGTAACCTTCTTTAAGCCGGTAAACGACGCCTCCAAGCGCCCCGTCTCCCCATGGCTCCTTATCCAGTTGGTCCATGATGGTCTTGAGTGTTACCGGGTGGATAATGTGATACTGGTATTCCAGTAGCGTTGACCAGCCTGCGTAATAGGGGTCTATTTCGTTCAGAGACATTTCGTAAATACCGGAGCCGGATGCCACGTCCGTAAGGTCACCCATCCATCTCCATGACTCTGTAATATGGTTGCGGCTATCCCGCCGTAGGCAGGCTAATACCTGCTGAGGAGTGAGCATTTTTGACTCCGGTTATTTATTTAGAGTGCGTGTGTAACGTGGTTAGGGAAGGGGGGCGATGGTTAAAACGGAGCGTCATCGTCGAAGTTCATCGGTGGCTCATTCATCGTTTGAGTCTGGCGATGTTGTTGTCGTGGTTGCTGGCGAGGAGCATCATTACTGGCAGTGCCGCGCGGCGGTAAATCGATATCGCGCACCAGAATGGTTGGCATCTGCGCCTGTGTACCGTCCTGACGAGTCCATTCCTCAACGAGAAACTCACCCGACACAGTAACCTTCGCACCTTTCACAATTGCAGCGGACAGCTTCTCGGCCATCGAGCCAAACATTTTGCAGTTAAGCCAGGAGGTTTTTTCGTTGTCTCCAAACCCGGCCTTAGCTGGCAGGGAGAAAGAGGCAATATGTTTTCCATTTGGTGTGACGCGGAGCACCGCGTCTTTACCAACGTTGCCGGATACAGTGATTGTATTAATTGCCATTTATGCCGCCTGAGCTTGTTGTTGAAGTTCTTTGCCGCGAGTCCGGTAGGTTTCCTGCGCCCTGGCCTCATGTTCTTTTGAGTTGCCGAGTTTGGGCCATACATCCTTGTAAGCCGCCTGAAGCTCAGCCACCGACTGCGCCAGCGCTGCTTTATCACCAAACTCTTTCAGCGCATCTTCCGGTGTCGTTGATTGATCCGATGGCTCTGCCTGTTGAGCTGAGTCGGATTTATTTTCAGTTGATTGCGCGGGTAATGCCCAACCAGGAAGGTCCGGGGTCTGCCACCAGATATTGGTGTACTGATTTGTTTTCTTGTCCTTGAATGAGGCTTTATTCCATCCGTTAGTGCGCTCAACGGAGCAGGTAGCAAACCGCTCCTCCAGTTGATATAAGTACCGACCAATCCCCCACTGAACAGCAGCGCGTTTCATTGCACCAGAGCGCCCACCTTTTACGGCTTCGACCTGCGTGTTTTCAGCTGCGTCCCACTTCGTTATCCATTCACCGTCAACCTTAATGGAAATGCCGCATTCCACCCCACCGTTGTTCGGGATATCGCGATACTCATTGCGCCAACCAGACTTTCCGCAAACGTCATCAAGGCGTTTCATAATTGCCCGGTTAGTTACATAGGCAAGAACCATTGCCCATGGGCCAGATTTTGCAATTCCGCATTGCTGCACTCGCCATTCAATGTCACTGGCACTGAAAGGCTCATCTAATTTATTCAAATCCATGATTCACCTCAGAATGGCATTTCATCGCCAAGGAAATCGCACTTATTAATCCGCTCAACGCGGGCCATATCCAGACAGTGGCGCTTCATTTGTTTATTGCCATCCTTGCGCCAGTAAAGAGCCTCGACAACGTGGTATTTCCGCTTGAGTCGGCTAAGCTCCGGCGTTCTTGCTGGCGTTACGGGGATCATGATTCCTCCTCTTCTGGCTCGGGTGATTTCTCTGGTGCGTCAAGGTCTTTCATCAGGCGAATGAGCGCATCGTCTGACCAGTCTTTAACAGGCGTATTCATTTCTTTCTCCGGTACCACGGAATATTCACCGCTTTGCGAATTTGCTCGTAGGCCGACATCCACATAACGCCGTCACCCAAATAACGGGCAATAACGGCTTTGTTCTGTGCTGCTTTAAGTGCTGCGTGGTTTATTTGCAT